CCCGCCGCCTTAACTGGGACGCCGTAAATCTCCGATACTTCAAGTCCATTGAGGGTTACTCTGTGCTGCTGCATGCCGATAGTTTAGCACAATCGGTAGCAACAATATACCAGTCGGTAACTACTTACTGGAAGTTCGGATCAACAGTTAAGTTATAGATAAAGCCGGAGTTAGCCGGTTTGACATTGTAGAAGTTCTCCGCTGCATAGAGGAAGAACTGCCATGCCGTTGTAACCGCGCCTGTGGAGTCCCGCACCTCGAACACCATGCGTCCGTCGCCCCGGCTCTTGTAGAAGGTGGGTTCGACGAGGTAGACGCGGCCCCAAAAGTCGAGGTCCAGCCACTCGATGCGCTTTTTGCTGGCGTGGATGTCGATCATGTGGTTCACCTGCGAGAACTTGATGTTGTCGTCGTAGGCGGGGACCGGATCAATAGCGGTGTCGGCTGCGCCGCGCTGGTGTTCGCTGATGGCGATGCCGAGATTGACGATCTGAGCGGCCTGCGCGTCGGTGATGAGGCCCCGGAGTTTCTTGGGGTAGGTGCCGATGCGCTGACGCATCAGGGACTTCAGCAGCGTACCGTGAAGGGGAACCAGGGAGCCTGCGGCGTTCACGCTGGGCACGATCAATTCCTGAACCGTGCTGCGCGAGAGGCCGAGCAAGTTGCCCGAGGTTGCCGTGCTCTGGAAGTAGTACAGGCCATTGAGCCACGTGGGGGTGGAACCGGCGCCGGGAAGTCCGAGGTAGTCGGTGTTCGCCATGCCCGTGACCGATCCGATGTTGGCGAGGGTCGCGGTCTTGGCCTGCTTGTTGATGGTGCTGATGTACGGTAGGGAACCGGGGGCCAAACCAGCAGTGCGCTGCGTCAGAAGGTCGTTGGAGTAGATTTCGACGGGCATCCCGACTTGCAGGAGGTTTGCGCCGAACTCGTAATCGAACGTGTAGGTCAACGTGCCGAGCACCCAGTTGGTAGCCAGTGCGATAAGCCCTTGGTTGCCGGTGATGTTGTGAAACGAGATATCGTTGTAGCGCTGAAAGTTCGGCAGGCCTTCGCGCATCGATTCCTTCCAGATGTTGAACACGGAGAGCGAGGATTTATCTGTGGTTAGGATCTGCTCCTCAGTCATCTTGATCGCCATCTGCGTGGGGAAGTACGTCTGGTACATCTGCTTGGTGACGAACGAGCTTCCCTGCGCGAATGCGCCGCCGTCAAGGTTGAGGGCAGCATACACGCCGGGAGGCTGGATCTTCAGCGGGATGCGGAAGTCGTTGCCGTTCGGAGTTTTGGAAATGTTGTGCTTTTCGCCGCCCTTGGTGAGCAGAGAGTAAGCAGTGTCTTTGTAGATCGCCTCATAGAGCGCGGGCAGATCGGGCCGCACGACTTCCATGTTGACGGTCAAAATATCGGATACAGAAGGGGTAGGCATGGTTGCCTCCTAAAAACGGGGATGGGTCGGATGGGCTATCGGCGGTTGGGGTTGAAAACCATATTCAACTTGTCATCCCATGACATGTTCGGGTCGTTCAATTTCTGAGCAACCGTCGCACGATGGACAGGGTTGTTGTTTCCGCCCCCTGGCTCGACTCGCTTGGAATTGTCTTCGTACTTCTGTGTCAACTGGTCCGCATTTCGCTTGACCGTGGACGTGAAGCGCCCGATGACTTCCTTTTTCATCCTTCCAATGGAAGCGTCCGCATGTTGACGGACGAATTTAACCAACGCCGCTTTCGATGCGTCGGTTGGATTGGCGTACAAGCCACTGACGAGCGCCTTGTATTGGCGGTCGTAGATCGGGTTGGCTTTAACTGCCTCTTCAAATTGATCTTGAAGATCCCGAACGGCGTGCTTGTAATCGTTCGCGCGGGCTGTCCTGACTTCTGCCGGGATGATGCCCAACGCGGAATCGATTGCCTGTTTGACTTGAGATTTGGCTTCGGTTTCCGCACTCGTTACGAATGCGTTCAGCCGTTGCTGTTTCTCCTGATTGCGTTGAAGATTGTACTGCTGAACCTGCTGATCGAATGCTGCCTTTTCTGCGGCCAGCGGGTTCTGCACGGGCTGCGCGGTCCCGTCCAGATCATCGTAATGCAGTCCAGCTTGAGGGTTCGCGGGAGCGCCGTTGGCAAGCCAGCGAAGATTCTGCGCGAGTGCCTTATCGGTGGCGCTCCCCGATTGCCGATACTTGTTGACAAACGTGTTTGCAAGGGTGTGGAGCAGTTTGCTCTGCACCTGCTGAAATGCTTGCGGATGATGCTGTGCCGCCTTCATCATGGCGTTGTCCATGAAGGCCACGGCGGTTTCCGGGTTGGTCGTCGGATTGAGAAATTGATCCGCTACCTGCGCTACCCGTTGAGGATCACCCGACGAAAAATCGTTCAACATCCGGTCGAGTTCCATCACCCGACCGACATTCTCCTGATAGGTTTCGGGCGAGAATGTGGGATCAATGGCGCGGACCTGCTGGAGAACCTTGCGGTCGGCCATGAGCAATTCGCCCTTGGCCTTGTTGAAAAATAGGCGGCGACCGTCCTGCGAAACTGAATCCGGCTTGATTTCTTCGGCAAACGGATCAGGTTCCTCTTCCACCACCGGAGTCTGTTCGCCTTCTTCGGCAACAGCGGCGGTTTCGGTAGGAACGGCATCGGCGGTAACAACTTCGGGAGCAGTGGGGGGCTGTTCTCCCTCGCCGGGAGTACCGAGCGCGGGAGGGCCACCGGGGGCATCCATCGCGGCGGTGGTCTTTTCGGCTCCGGCAAACGATCTGTCAAGCGCAGCGTCGAATCCGCCACCCGTTGCGGGTGCTGGACTAGACGTGGCGGGAGTTTCAATTACAGCGGCTTCTGGCATGGTTGGGTTTCTCCGATTTCCTCTGGAGTTTTACTGAATCTGCATCGGCGGTTCGGGCATAGCTCCATTTGCCGGAGGCATACCCGGAGGACCGGGCTGTGCTAAAGCGCTTTGCGGGCTGGCGGGAGGCGGTCCATTCTGCCCACCCGGTCCCACGGGACTCACTGGACCGCTATTCGGAGGTGGTGTTCCTGGACCACCCGGCCCCGGTTGAATCGAGCCGAAGTCTCCCGCTACAGCTTGGGATACACCGAGCGGGCCTAAATCTTCGCCCTTCAAACTCACACTCACCTTCGGCGGCTTCATCGGCTCAGGCGGTGGAGGAGGCGGAACGGCTTTCTGTGCGCACAGAAGACCATAGGCCACTACGTTCTGGTAATTCGCCATTCTCTGCGGATCGCTGGCGAGTTTTCTTCCGGGAGCGTCGTTCAACCATTCGCGTGTGATCTCCGCGTGTTGAGCGGGATCATCCACATAATCTTCCGGCTGAATCGACGGCTGCATTGGCCCCGGAGATCCATCAGGATTCAGCGGTCCCGGAATAGGCTCCTGTTGGACCAACTGCTGAATCCGCTCAATTACTTTGTCGCGCACATTCTCAATGGGCGACCGGATCTCAGGCATATCCGGCATTAGGAACTCTCGCAATGCCGCCGCGCTCAGCGGGGCATGGAAGCCCATCGCTTCGGCTAGAGCGGGATTTTCTTGGATGATCTTGTTCGCCTGTTCGACTTTCTCGTTGTACGACATCGGAGTGGACGGCGACGACTCAAAGTGAGCCTTACCACTTCGCAGCGAGTCAAGATCCAGCATTTCGCTGGTCTTTCCACTTTTGTCATCGGGGACCGGAACCCGGAATCCCTGTGGAGCATACTTTTTTATCAGATTGACGGCGCGGGTAAATATTCCCACGTATCCATCAGCCGCTAACTCACCCGGCACGCTCAACTGCATCAATCCTTGAGACAACTCCATGCGCTGCCCCGCAGCGGTTTCCTGTGTGCCAGCAGCCCCGTAGACCACTGGGAGCGTCCCAAGTTGCGATTCGGTGTTCGCCTGGAGCCTGTCAAGTAACTCGCTGGACGACCCGTCGTCGCTATTTGGAGTCGGGAGAGGGCAAATGGCGTCTCGAATAGACCCGCCGAATTCTGCTTTGGCAGAGATCACTTCCTTGGGAAGATACGGGCGACGGTTGAGATCGTCAGTGTCGATCAGGTCGGCGTCGGCAATGGCTTGAGGTAATCCGCGTTCTTCTTTGGCGATTTTGATGTTGTAGAGATCGTTCCATGCGTCCTGATTTCCGAGAATCGACCAGCAGACCGGATCGGTATAGATCGTTTTACTCGGCGCGGCGGTTACGGCTCCCCAACACTCGGTCAGGGCTTCGTCTTCCAGTTTGCAGACCACCCCCTCCACCCGCGAGATTTTCAGACCATTGGGAAACTTCGAGTACATGATCTGACGCAGGCTATCGTCCTGCACAAATTCGTACATCGAGGAAGCCAACCAATACCGGGAATAGGTCCATGTATTTTCCGCGCCTTGCCGATACATGCCAGTCAAAGACTGTTCGGACTGCCGCGTCAATTTCCCCTGCGTGTGGACGATCCCGCTTTCCGCTGATCCAAGGTCACCCGCAGAGTTCATGCGGTCGCGCAAAACCTTACCGAACATCTGAAGCAGCTTGCCCTGATTCTCTTCGTATTCGTAAAGCAGATAGGGGCACTTGTTAAAGTCGCGCACGTAGAACGGCGTCGTGACGGTATCTCCAGAAAGCAGGTACAGCACTGGACCAGATGCGGGGAACTTCTTGGGAGGAGCCGGATCGGGAACTTCGATCATCTGTCCCGTCGCCGGATCGGGAACCTGCTTGGTCCCCATTTGGGGAACTTCGTCCTCCCCGAACACATCCTTATCCGCCACATAGGTTACGAACGGATACACCGTCCCGCCGACGTATTGCAAGTAGAACATCTCGATATTCTTGACCCGGATTTTCCACTTGGGCTTCACCCATCCTGCAATCAGATCGTACTGTTGTGCTGTTTTTCGGTCCAGTTCGCTCTGTGGATCATCGGGAACCGCCTTGACGTTGTAGTAGGGCCGCATCCCGAGAGTGGCGTAGTACTTTTTCCCGTAAGACTGAACGATGTCAATGTTGTAGTCGTAGATCCCCTGCGAGTCCATTGAGGACCCATCCCCACCGCTGGCGCTTGGTGTCCCGACCGAAGACCAATCGACATATCCTCCGTTATAGGTGGGGTAAAGGAACTGAAGCCCGCGATAGTAGAGATCGGCTTTGCGTAGCCGCATCAACTGCCAGGTCTTCTCAAAATCTACCTCGACATCGCAGCGCTTCACGAGGAGGGTTTCAATCTCCTTCTGGAGAAGCTGAAACACTTGATCTGGCGTCACATTCGATAGATCGGGACCCGCTGCCGTTTCCGGCTGCGCGTTGTCGTTCAGATTGTCGTTCTGATTGATGCTGTCGTTGGGAAACATCAGTTCTTGACTTCAGGAGCCACGCCCGATTTTTTGGCTAGATCCTGAAAGAATTCCTGCGTCATCTGACGGGCGGCGGCGCTCCCGAGCATCTTGTGCGAACTCTGATCCACGGGCTTACGATCAGGCGGGGGGCCGGGATTTGTCTTGGTAAACGCGGGACGCCCCAAGGCCCGTACTGCCATCGCATCTCCGGCATTGATGATCTTGTCGGTCAACTCGGTGACGCGGGCGTCCGATACAGCCACACGCTCCCGGAGCGTTTCGTTCTCTGCTTGCAGTCGCACGGTTTCGTTCGTGAGGTGAGTCGCCTTCTCACGCCATTGGTCGCGGCTTTCCAGAATCTCGCGGAACGAACTAAATAACGACAGAAACCAGATCATTGGTAATCGCTCTCGCCTTGATCGCCATGGTCCCCATAATCGGAACCTTCAGAAGATTCGTTGTCGCTGCCTGCCTTGAAAGCGTGGCAGTACGCTCCATCGGGATTTTCGCCAACGGGGAAGTTCCAGCGTTCGCAGTTGTTGCTCTGTGCATCGTAGTGGACACATTTCGTGCAGACTTCGCTGCCATCGTGAAATCCGACTTCATCAGGAGATGCCTTGGCCCCTTCCGCGCTCTCGTCATGCTGTGGAGCATCTTGCGGAGGTGCTTCGGGCTTATGTCCCGGAGCACTCAACGGAGGCGGTCCACCCGGCTTGATTCCGATCACGAGCGCCGTTCCATGAGGTTTCATCGCCATAACAAAATCTCCTTTAGTACCACTTCAGTCCACTGCCAAGGTCAGTGGCGATCAGATACAGCGTGGTTAGATTCCCGAGGGTATGCGAAGCGGCTACATTCCCGGCAGCGCTGATCGACAAAGACCCTCCCGTGTTATTCAGAACGCACAATTCCCGGCCTGCGAAGATATTGGTGATTGAGTCGATCGTTCCCGCTCCCGCGGTCAGAATCAGGAGATCAGAAAACACAGCACTGATGGAAGAAGCCGCCGCTACGGTGGTTGGTGTGTCCGTGTTGCCGTGGACGTTTGCTACCACTAAGTTAATGTTGCTTGAAAGATTGATGCCCGCTGTGCCATTGCCAAGCGCCTGCCCGCCTGTAATACTGACGTTTTGGCAGTTCGTGAAATTAAATCCGTAGGCTGTGTTGGAATCGGATATATTCCCGTCCATCAGAACACTGCCGCCGAAAGAACCGTGGAACCCATCGCCGCCGTTCCCGACAGACTGGCAATTCGTAAAACTGATCTGCGAGTTCGATACCAAGGAATTCTGCGCCGTGAATCCATGCGTCTGCGCGTATCCAGCGAAGCAATTGACTACCGAAATTTCGTACAACTGTCCAGAACCGCTCCGCGATCCAAAGTCATAGAGGGAGAACTGCGTGGTTTGATGCGACGAATCGGGGCCTCCGTTGAACCGGCACCCAGTAACCGTAACTCCACCGATGGCGCCATTGGTTTGAATACAAACAATTCCTCCGGCCGATGGAACATCCCAAAACACACTAGAAATCGTTATCGATGCGCAGTAGCTTACACCATCATTTGGAGGTTGAAAGACAATGGCATTAGCCGATCCGCTGGCGTTGATATCGCTGATCGTAAGCCCGTCACAGGCCAACGCCAAGATTCCGTAAGACGCGTTCCCCGCAAACATCGTTGCGCCGCAAATCCGAACGTCATTGCATACCGATCCGCCGCTCTGTTGCAGAACAATACAGGCATGAACAGCGCTGCCGAAATAGCAATTGAGGATCTCGCCACTAGTTCCGTTGAGAACGATGTCGTCGTATCCGCCGCCAATCCTACAATTCGAGACCTTGAAAATGCACCGCAAGTTGATGAGCGCACCAGAGGCATTTGTGGAGAGGGTCGTGATTCCGCACGAGTCATAAACCACGTAATTGAAATTGGAGTTTCCTGCGTGGTCGAATAGATTGCCGTTCACGAAGTCGTAGGCTTTCTGGATGCAGAACGACATCGGATTCTGCCCCCAAAGCGTATACGAACCTCCGTTATCCGGCCATGTGACCCCCGCGTGAAAACTGTAGAACTGAGATGGATCGAAGCTGAACATCCCACTGATGGATGCCGCCGTCCCAACGTTAATCATTTCCTGAAATCCAGCCGTCGCGCTGGTAATGGTGAACGCGCCGCCATGAGCGTTGACGCAGGTGAATATCAGCGTGCCACCGAGAACGTTGGACACCGCCGTTCCGCCTGTGATGAGTACCGATTCCGCGATGGTGAAGGTGATCGTTCCGCCAAGCGTCCCAAACCCGGTGGAGTCCACAGGGATTGAGAACGTGTTGGCGTCAATGACTGTGGCGTACCAAAGCCTGTTTACGGCTGTCCATCCCGTTCCAGTCGCCCCTGTGATCGTCACCCCCGGATGACTGCCGATCACTAATCCGTGACCCGTACTCGTTACGACAGCGGGGTTCGCCTTGGAGATCGCTGAGATGGACTTGCTGGTGCCACCAGAAATGTACAGATAATGGTTCGAGTCTGTGCCGTTCACCCCAAGCGGGCAGGTGGTCGTCAGAGTGATGGTGTTCGATCCCGCCGTGAGCGTGGGAGATCCGATGGACGCCGCCGAAATTGAGAACTGATAGTTATTTGCGTAGGGAATCTGTGCCCCGGATGCTGTGATGGTGGTCGGTTCCCAATCGCTTGCCCCGGAGTTCCATGCAAGCGCCTGCCCGTTCGTCGGGGCCGTCGCCGCGACGTTGCGTCCCTGCAATTGAGTCGCGTTGACCGCTGCCGGAACCCACTGAGAGCCATTCCACAACAATCCCTGCCCTGACGTGGCCCCTGCCTGTCCTAACTGCTTGGGAGGATAGATTTTTGGTTGACCCATATCAGACCCACCCGTAAAAATCCGCACCCGTTTCAGGGGCGGTTGGCATTGTTGCTACATTCCCAACTACCGTAAAGTCCGTCACCGCTACAAGGGTTTGGCCGTTGTAGATGATGTACTGCGGAGGATTGGGAAAGGTGAAAGTGGTCCTAACCCCGTCAGGAGTTTCCGCAGCATTGGCGGCGGCGATTTGCGTGTACCCTACACTCGGAATCCAAGATAGATCCGTGTTCGGAGCAAACATCGGAACGATTCCAAAGTAGGGCTTCCTCACCATTGCCAGCAGGCTTTTGAACTGCAACGCCATTAGCCCGCCCTCCGCATCCGGCGACCAGTCGGACCAGCCAACCGCCCAAAACTGAACCCGTGGCTAGACCGTTCCCGATGTTGTTGTTCAATACGCCGTGCCGACATAATCAGACCGTTCATATCCACTCCGGGATTCTTCTCCCGAATAGCTACGATCTTGCGCCGGATCTCTTCCTCTCGCGGGACCATGCCCTCTGCAAAGGGGAAGTTCCCAACGAGATAGGCCAAGGCATCAATGGGGTCGTCACCCTCTGCTTTCTCCAGTTCCTCCCGGTCGGTTTCCTTCTCCACCCCCGACTGAATTGCGCCGATCAGTTTTTCACATCCCCGGTCGCGCGAATCCTTGGCATCGGCATCGTAATGAATCTGAAGAATGGGGAGAATTTCAGAAGAAGATGCCTGACACTTCTTTTCGTATTCGAGAGCGGCCAGCGCTCCATCGTTTTCCAAAATGGCGCGATATACTTCCAAATTGAACTGCGCCGATGGTCCGGTGATCGGCGTCCAGCGCATGTAATCCCGAACCATGTTGAAATTGGCACGGCGGCGGCGACCCGCGTTGATGATCGTGATGACCGTTTTCTTTCGTTGCGCCTGGGCGCGGCGCTTGACGGCTTCCCACGAGGTATCGTGATCCATTAGCCGTTCTTCCTCACTGGGAGAGAACACGAAAGCGGCATCTTTCCCGATGATTCGGTTGATTCCTTCGCGGATTTCTTCCGCTTCCGTGGAACGGTCGTTTTCCCGCGCAAACGCATCGTGCGACAGGAATAGATTTAAGTGGGGGACGGCCATGTGTTCCAAATCTGGAAGTGAGCGACGGGCTATCTCCGCTCCTAGCTCGACCGCCCCCAATCTATTGGCCGTGAATTCCCGGTAGATGTGGAGTTGCCGCTTCGGATGCCAGCAACCCCATTCTACGGCGGAAAGGTGAGAGTAGCCCCAATCGCAACCGATGGCGCGAGGCCAGTACGGATCTAGAGAATGAGGTTTTACGACGTGGCAGGCGTTCTCTGGTTCGCTTGGATTGCGCTTCTCGCGGAACATCTCGAAAAACTGTCCAGCAACGGCGTCAGGATCGCCCAAGCGCCATTGCTTGTACAGCGCCATATCCGAAGCCCGGTAGGAGTCCAGATCCTTGTCGTAGCCCTTTGCAAGTTGCACAGGGTTGTCATCCACCGTGCTCATGATGTGGATGCGCGTCTTGCCACTGTAAGGATCGGTGTAAACCCGATTCGAGGGAATCCGCTTACCTCCAGGGTTAAGAAACCGAGCCTTGAACCACGGCCAACCGACGCCGCCCGGATTGGCGGTGAGCATAATCTGTGGAAGCATGTCGGGGTTGGAAGTGCGACAGGCTGCGATGAGCTTCAGGTAATGCGTCTCGTTGCCGATCTGCGGAGCCTCTTCAATCACCATCCGCGTCCATTCAGGACCCTGATACTTTTCCCACGCATCCCCATCCGCCATGTGGTCGAGAATGAAATACGCCCCACTTGGGAAGGTAAAGCCCATCGGTTCCATCGTGGGGACCCCGCCGAACATGGAGAAATACCGCTTGGCACGCTCGAAGTAGTTCCTGAGATCCTTGGCGTTTTTTCTGATGACCAGCGCACAGTAGTCGGCACAATTCAGGTACGAATGGTCGGCGGGGTGCATGTTCAGCCGGTCGTAATTACCGGGAGAATTACCTAAAGTCAAGAAAGCAAAGGTAGACTCGCTTTTACTCGACCCGCGACCACCCCATAATGCGATCTCACGGGCGCGGCTCTGGAGGGCTTGGATCTGCGGCCCCGGTGGGCAGTGGCAGGGGATGCACTCGTTGTGGTGATAGTGCTTGACCCCTTTTTCGTCGGTATCAAAGCCCGCACACCAGATATAGCGCCACTTGCAGCGCCCTTCCTGCACGTCATCCAGCGACGGGGGAATATGGGTCCACTGCTTTGTCTCCCGGTCGTAGGTGGCGTTGACGGAGGAAAGCTGCGGACGCGGCGCGGTCTTGGCTTTATTCGCCATCAGGACTTTTTGATGTGGTACGGAAGGTCTTTGGTTGGGGTGGAGGCAAACTCGCGGAGCTGCTCTTTCGTCATCGAGAGCATTCCGCGATTTTCTTTCTTCAGTTTGTACGGCTCGTGAAGGGCGATTGCGGCGGCTTCCTGCATCGCCTTGGACGGGGCAGGCATAGGATCACCAAAGGTGCATCGGCAGAGTAGTGACGCTCAGCGTAACGCGCGGAAAATCGCGCACTGGTTGGGTAGGCCGCTTCCCAGCGATTAGGCGGATTACATCTCCTGCGACCGGAAGTCCTTTGATCCCCGCCAGCGTAGCCATGCCGTCGCCGTTCACATAATGCGGTGGACTCTTTCTACGATGCTGCTGAACGCGATGGTCGTCTTCAATCAGTTCAATCGCAGAACCCCGTCTTCGCGCTATGCCTCGTGAAATCATGACGATGGCACGCTTTTCAGAGGTCCTGGAAATGGTCGCACCGAGGGCATCGGTAACACGGACGGAGTTTCTTGACAAAGAGGGTGTCTGCCTTGTAAGGTTGCGCGGATTCGCGCGGGGCCGAGCAGAATGCTCAACGCCCTGATTCTACTTCCCTTATTCCATTTATGTCAAGGATTGGTCCACTAGCCCACTTTTCCACGTCGCTTACGCCAGCGGATCAAGGTTCCTGCCGAGTCGTATTCAGCCAAGTGTGACCGCCACCACGCCTTCACCCGCTCCCACCACGTCTCCTCGATAGGCTCCGCAATCTCGGGAGCGAACGGAGCACAGCGCGTGCAGGGCAGCGCCGTGCGGTTTACGATCAGCCGGAACCTGTGGCCGCACTCCAGTTCCACAACCTCTCCAAACTCCTCAGGCTGGCGGGAGATGATTCGGCGGTAGGGTGGTTCGATCACTTGCCTTCCCTGATTTTAACGGCGATCTCTCTACTCCA